AAACAACATTATCTTCAATCATCATATTTACTTCACGCATAGCATCTTTTAGATATGCAATTGAATATCCCTGATTAGTTGTCCCAGCTCTTTCCATTAATTCTTTAAGTATCATTAGTCACCCCAAATATAGTCTAGATCTCCCCAGATCTGGTTACTGTTAATATTAAAATAAAGCAATTTATAGTTTTTCCAAGGAGAGTCTGGCTCTGTAGCCCCAGTAGTATAACTCGTGCCTGGAACAGTAGGATCTACAGACCACGAAGTTGCAGGAGCGCTCGAAGTAACACTCCATATCCCCAAAGGATCGTCTGATGAAGTAGTTGCCATTAAGTTATCGTAGCATATTCTATTTTAACTTCATCCGACCCTGAAGCCGTAAATTTAAATGTGATCCCGTTAGCAGGTGTTGGAAGAATAATTGCGTTCCCTTTTGCCAATGTACATATTGCAAGTTGATAAGCCCCTCCAGAGGTTGTCTTCATAGTTACTGCTATTGTTCCAGTAAATTCAGTATCATCACTTTTTAATCCAGGATGTTTAATAAATACAAGATCCATAGCTGAACCAAGTGCTAATTCTATTACTTGTGAAGAAGTTGTTAAATAATCTGCCGTCCCATCAGTTACGTTACCATAACCAACCACAGTTGCAGCAATCCCTGAAATACTACCACTACCACCAAGGGTTTTGCCAATATTAGGTTCTATATAATCATGCGCTTGACTGCTTAGATCGGTTACATCACTTGCAACATAATCTACGCCATAAGTGGTTGATTTAATTGGTGTCGCACTAACTGCGAAGTCTATTCTGTTCGCCATCTTGTTGTCTCCTTATAATAAATGGTTCAAAACCTTTTTCATATTGTTCTCTTACCATTGCATATTGTTTTTCATACCACTGATATTGTACTTGGACCTTTTGAAGATCCGCATTGTATTCTGCCAGGTACACTTGTGACCTTTGTGAAAAATCCTGTAGAGCAGAGCCGAATCTCTGTAACTCTACATTATTCTCTGCCACCTTCTTCTGCAATACAGCTGCCAGCTTACTAGCTTCAGTCTGGGTAAAAGCACCCATCCTGGATATATCTGCTGAATACTTTTGTACTGTAGAAGCAACCTTTGCTTGGTATTCGTTTAAATTTTCGCCAATGTCTGCTTGCCACTTTGCAAGCTTAAAACTTAAATTGTTTAAAGACCATTCTTGGACAGCCTTTCCTACATCAGCCTGATACTGTTGTAAGTCTCCAGTATACTTCTGAAGTCTGGATCCATATTCGCTTATTTCCTTCTCAAGAGATTTAGCTTTATTCTGAACATCCAGATTTGTAGACTGCTGCATTAACTGAAGCCTTCTGCCAGCATCTGCCTGAAAATTCTGAACATCCTTTTGGACATCTGCCTGAAAGCTGGTATTGTCAGAATTGAATTCATTTAACTGACTTTGAGCATCTACCTGATACTGCTGAAGTTTATTTCCATATTCCGTGACCCATTCCTGGAATGTGGTCTGTATATTGTTAAATGTAAATTCTTGAACTGTGGAATTAACATCTTGCTGATATTGAGAAAGACTTTGACCATATCTTTGGATCTTTGAGTTATACTCAGAAATATTCTTTTCTAATAATTTTGCTTTATTCTGTATGTCTACATTAGTCGATAATCGCATTTCTTCCATCTCACGACCAACTTTACTCTGATATTCTGAAGCAGCCTTCTGATAAGTAATCTGATATTCTGTATTTTCCTTGTTAAATGCATTTAAACTATCCTGAAGCTTACTTGAAAACTCGGTAACCTTCATTTGCTCTTCTGTAATCTTTATTTGTGCAAGTTCAATATCCTCATCTGTCTCAATTAAAGATGTAATTTTAGTAAAATCAATTGGAGCAAAAGATGGAGGAGAATAAGATGGTGCAGCAGAATATCCAAGAACAGAACCCTCAGAAAACGTCTCTTGCAAAGACGCACTTGTATATCCAGTCGAATAATCTGGGTCACTTGGAGCCACAGGAGCAGATGGTAAAGAAAGAGTCTCAATCCCAGTAAGCACTGGGGTTACAAAATTAGGTTTTGTATAAACAGGAACTGTTCCAGACAATGATAACACCAACTGCTCTGCTCTTTCCTGTAGTGCAGCATCGGTATATGTAAAAGATGGAACAGAAGGAGATATTGGAACCGTAACTGAACTTAGATCTAATGTGCTAATTGATGGGTCGGCTATAGAAACATATTCAGGTAAAGATACGTTGCCTACATTACTTACGGCAGTCATGCCGTCAACAATGGAGAAAGACAACGCAGGTTGAGGAGGTACAGAAGGTAGAGAGAGAACCAATCCTGAAAGTCCCGTATAGCCGACCATCTTTTCATTTAAACCTTTCATTGCTGCATAATTAACAACAAGTGGGACTAGACTTAGTGGAAAGTTGCTAATTGTACTGCCAGTTAAAGCTGATAGGGTGGTATAATCTACCTTACTAACGGATATACTTCCCGCAGGTAGTACTTGGATAGTTTGATTCAGATAATAATATTGAGGGTAATCATTTGTAGCTTTTTGTAAAGAAGTTGATTCGGCAGCTGCAAATCGTTTTTCTGCTGGTATTTCAGTTGCTATTTTACTGCCCCTGGAAACACTTAAAATATGTTTTCTATCGCTAACATCAATAGAAGTTGTATCATCAACATTTGTTGCAAATAGATGAGACGATTCAGGATCCATTACAATAATCCTATCAATAACTGCAGATATACCGTCATTTGCCCACTGGAGAGCGTTTGTAGCCGATCCAGCTAATGCGTCAATTTGCGTTTGTAACGATGCCATTTTATTTTCCTTTGATTAGTGGGGGAACTTGTATCAGAGGTCCCCCCTTAAGAATCATTATTTCCAAACAGAGTGTGCTTCTGGCATCACAATCTCAAGACCAGCTTCGGTCTGAATGAGGTCGATTCTGCGATCAACACCTGTGTTTTCTAGACTTTGAACACCAACATAAACTGAAGTGTCACGATTCACACCGTTACCGACCAATGGTCTGTAAGCTACGTGCTTCAAGTTAACAGCTACAATTCGTACTGGAGATGCGTCTAAATGGATGTTACGAACAACGTTCATATCACCATAGGGAGTTGTGATCTGAGTTACTGGTAAACCAAATAACTTTTTCTTGCCTGTTACAGCAAAATCAAACCTAAACTGACCACTAATTTCAACGTCATTCTTTTGGAAGCCGCCTAATTTATGTAACCAGTTATAAGTTGAAGTATCACACATAAACATAGTAGCATTTGAGCTATTATATCTAGGATCCATGTAGTCACTCATATTCTGAAGAAAATCATCAGAAGTAGTGCCACCTGAAGTAAGGTCAATTGAGAATACATTACCACTTGATAAGATATAATCAACGATACCAGCTGTGTAGCGTACACCAGCAGAGTCTTTGTACTTTGATGAAAACAGAAGATCTGTTTCAATATCGTACTTATGTTCAATCAACTTGTTTTTCCAAGTTCTTGCCCATTCGTCTTTTGCTAGTTTAAGCTCAGTTGCCCGTGCAGTGTTAGTCATTTGCATGGTCGTTTTCCAGATCTGAGTATATCCTACTACATCTTTGTAAGGTGTATCTTTGTAGGTACTTGGGAAACTTGAACCTTCAGCATGTGCTGAACCAATGACATAACATTTGTCTTTTTCTGCAAGACCAGTTGTTACAACCGCATCCCATGTCGTTCCAGTCGCTTCGTATTGTGCGCCAGGTAAGGTAACATTATCTGAACCAGCTGCAATACCACGAACTACAATGCATTTAGCATATATAGCCTGTGCGTCTGGACTAGTAGCTGGAACTCCAAGGTCTTGGATTTTCACAACTATATAGTCATCAACATAAACAGTTGGTACTGTTTCGTCTACTACAGAAGCAGTCGCCACTTTACGAACTGGGATTTTAACCATTTGATTTTCTAAAAAGAAAATCGGTTTAGTTCCAGATGCACCAACAGCGGTACCAGTTTGTCCAAGAATATTCTGAACATTACCAGCAGATAGATAATCAGTTTCAAACTTAACATTCATTTCGTCACCAGCTTGTAAATCGCCAGCTGCAAATGCAAAGTCTGCATAATCACTATCATTGTCACTAGTGCCTGGAGCAACACCATTTAAATCCATTGCAGTTGCATAAGCATAACGCTTGTGCCACATGGATCTTTGTTCCAGAGTTTTAAATTCTGGATCTGTCGTAGCTTTTTTAGCTACCTTGCTCAATATTCTGAAAAAAGGAGTTTGGTCTGGAGCTAACTCCGAAACTCTGTTCGAGAAGTCATATCGTCTCCTGAGATCACCTGTATTGAACGTAGATTCGACCTGTGCCTGCGCATGGGTCGAGAGGGTTAAAGGACTATCAGCCATTTTATTGCCTCATCTTTCTTATTAAAAGAGAGACGCCTATTTTACCCGAATAAAGTATCCAAACCAGAATCTACATCTTTTAAAGAATTAAAAACTTGATCTTCATGTCTTACATCTTTTACAGTTGTGTTGTGATTTGATACACTTTGCGGAATACTCCTTACGGATTTCATCTGTTCTAACATTTGTGCTTTTGTCCCCGTTGCGACCTGTTTATCTCGAGCGCCTTTGTTTTTCAAATAATAAATATCTTCTAATGACGTTTCATGGCTATTTGCCCAATTCATCATTTCAGAATACTGATCATCCGATAACTTCATACGTTCTTTGAATTCAACTGCGTCACGAGTTCTTGATTCTTTTTGAGTTTCCTCTGATCGAACCTGCCTGTCTTGCTCTAACTGACTGTTGACACGACGATCCACTACGCCAGATATTGTATACTCAAGTGCCTTGGCACTTAAAGAGTCACCATTACCCATTGCGTCGTCTAGATCGAACACGAAATCCTCTGGGAGATTTAGCGCCTGCTTTACATCTTGAGGTTTATCACCATTGTCGATGTAATTCTTTATTGCTTCTACCATTCCCGTGTCTGTTTTTAGCCGATTGATAATAGGGTCAAATTGATCTCTTTCATCTAATTGCGATTTTAGTCGTTGCGCTTCAGATGAAGAATCTTTATACCTTTTCTCCCAATCGTGCTGATGATCGTCGGTTAATACAACTGGTGCAGGGTCAGTTTCCTGAGTTACCTGAGTGCCAGATGCTTCGACTGTATTATCTTCATCAAGAATCATCCCGTTCACCTCACGGTCTAATGATTCAAAAAAGTCGCCAGAGTCTACAGCTAAACCATCTTCTTGACTGAAATCTACGTCAGGATTTATAGTTTCTTCTGCAGAGTTTGCTGAACTATTCTCTTGTTCCATTTCCACTCCTTGATTGTTTTGATTTTTCTCGCTCTAATTGAGCTTTTTCCTTGTCAAGCCCTCGTTGGGCTTCTGCTTTTTGTGCGGTTAGGGATATACTTCCCTGCGCTTTCACAGCTCCCTTACGAATCTCGGTTTCAACGGCTCGAATCTTATCTTTAATTCCAGCTTGAACAAGCTGTCTTTGAAGTGTTTCGATATTGCCGCTTTTATCCTTGACTTGTTCTTCAAGACTTTGAATTGATTGTTGCATTTGCGTATAAAGGCTTTTTCGTTTTGCAATTGCAGTTTTGTCTTTTATATCTGTTTCGGCTAATACTGCCAAATCATCTACAACACCCAATTTCATTAATTCTTTTAATTCTGATAGATAAGCCCATCTATTTAATGGAAGTGTGCTGCCAGCTATGATTCTTACATCAAATTGCGCAGATTCATAATCATTCCATTTAGATATAGCTTCTCCCATATCGTTAAATATTGGTACATTAATTTCAACTTCTTTATCCCCCTGTAAAGCATTCGGCTGTACAATTCTGAATACTTTATGTGCTTTGTATATTGCTTGGGAATACTGTTTCACAACTTCGCCTAATTGTTTCAAAGCAGGTTCGATACTGCTCTTTAACCATTGTTTAACACGTCTGGTTCCATATTCATCTAAAGCTAACATACCTCTATATGTTTCATGTTGCTGAGACTGATCTCCTTGTGCAGAAGAATAAACACCAGCTAAATACTCCATATCGCTTTTGCCAGCTTGAACAATTTGAAAAAACGCATTATTTAAAGCTGCTGGCATTACTTCCTTTGGATTATCGTAACCTTGATTAACAGGAAGCAAAGCTCCAGGAGCTGTTGCATTTTTTTCCCAATAATCTGTATCTATAGAACCTTCGTAATACATCCATCTTAAAGAAGAACCCAAAGAAGCGTTGTGAATCATAAGCTGGTGCGCCTTATTAATCTCACGCTGTTTTCCTACTAAAGGACTCACAGCGCTCATTGGATAAGGTGTTCCTGACCATTTGTAAGTAAATGGTACTAAAGGATAATGTTCAACAGGCAATTCTTGCTCATATAATGTAATATCACCAGCCACACAGCATTGTTTAACTGATGGCTTATAAAATTCAACCACATCTACAACCATGGCTGCAAATTTTGGATCTTCCATTAATATTTTTTGTTCTTTGGCGTTAACAACATTATTCTGAATAATGCTTGCAGCTTTCTGAGCTTCAGCCATTAATTGTTGTTGAGCTGATTGTAATTGCTCCCGATTCATCTTTTGTTGTTTTTCCATTTCAAGCTGCATTCTTTCGGGAAGCATTTCTTCAGCTTCCACAGCTTGACTCATTTGCCTTTGCATTTCCTGCATTTGCACAGTCATTTCTTTTTGCATTTCAGATATCTGAACTTTAACATTTTTCTCTATCTTTTTCATCTCTTCTGACGAGGGAAGAACTTGATAGAAAATATTATAATATTTTACCTGGATCTTTTCATAAAGTTCAAAAAGCTCTATCATCTCATCTATGCTTCCATCAGGTCCATAACCTTCGGTTATATCTTTATACTGAATATCGCCAGTATCTGTAGCATTCTTAGAATAGCTAATATCTTCTCCAAATCTTCCAGAAGCTCTTTTTATTTTAGCTGAATACTGAGGATATGTCTTTAAGAGCTGTGTTCTTGTAAAAACTTTTCTTATCAAAATGTGAGCAGCGTCTCTAAATAAAGGATCTCTAGATTTTGGATCTACATATATATCAAAAGGTTCAGGTTGCTGAATAATGACCTCGCCCATACCTTGGTCTGCATTTGGATCAACCGTTACTAATAGAAAACCGAGACTTTTTGTTATTGCATCATTTATGACATTCGAATAAAGAGCTTGCCCATTAGATTTGTTCCAAATATAATCAGCAATATCAGAAAAAACAGCAGCAACCCCAGAATCAGAACCTTCAGCCCCAACTGCCTGCCATCTTGGAGTAGAAGCCGTTGCATAATAATTAAGCATTTCAACCACAGGTATAACCCGATTAATCGTAAAGGTGGGCATCCCAGTCTCTTCCAAGGCTTCTTTTTCTTTCGCAGAAAGTTGGTTATCCAAATAAAAATCATATCCCTGTTGATTCGTAGACTCCCACTTCTCTCTAAAACTATTATTTAAAGAGTCATAAAGTTGCTTAACCTTATCAGCTGTCTTATCTGTTCTTTTTGCCATTAAGTCCCTATGCTAATACCCAGCTCTTGGGCGAACTGGTTTTTCTACTATGAGTTCCATCTTTATGAACGGCAATATTTTGGGGCGGGTGAGCGTACTTTACTGCGTAAGCAAGCGCATCAATGGTATCATCATGCGCCATACGTGGTCCGAATGTAACAATTTCATGTTGTAAGTCATAATGACTTTTTTTAATTTTTATAGATCCTATTGTCATCCGTTGAGCTAGTACTCCTTGTATTCTATCTAGCTTGCTCTGTCTTGTTCCAGGTTTTTCTTCTTTCCAGCGAACAGAAAAGTCATTTCTCCTTCTGGACTCAGCCATTAAAGCCTGAAATAATGGTCTACTCATTGTTGTATCTTCTACGACAAATAAACTTGGGTGATACATTCCACCTATATTATACATCTTATCAACAATCCCAGTCCTATCCTCGCCAGGGATCCCAAGTACAGGTAACCCTCGCTCCCGAATATAGTCAAGTACATATACGTTGTTGTTTTCATCTACACCCACCACCATTATTACCGAAAAGTCAGAATCACGTCTCATTGAATCTGTAGCTGGGTCAACTCCAACAAATACATTTATAGGAATTGCATCGCCATCAGTTATTATAAAATTAAGATCCGTTTTGTCATCATGCAAAAAGTTCCCCTCCCAATACTTAATGTGTTTCATATTGAAAATGGAATTTTCTGCACTCTGAACTTCCATCATATATTCTTGATGAAACTTCTGAGGACTACCAGAATCTTGATAAAACTTCTTTTTTTCTTCTAATTTTTTAATCGGGAACCAAGAGTCCCACAAAGCGTTCCCTTTTTCGTCAATTGCCTTATACGTTTTTACGGTCCAGGAAAAAGCGTCCTTTTGTTTGTCTGCTCTAGCATGATTATCTAATAAATTATTAATAAAAGAATCATAATGCACAGGAGTACCGTTAATACGCAACCGACCAGTATGAGGCTCCAAAGCAGGATAAACAACCGCAGTGATAAGGTTGTTGTTCTTTGCTCTAGCTTCTGGAGTAATAGTATTATTTTCATCTTCAAAATCATCCAGTATAATCAAGTCATAACGCTTATGAAGCTTTGCTCCACCACGAATACCTGATATGTTTGATTTACACAAAAGTTTGTGACCAGTACTAAGCTCTATATCTTCTTCTGTCCATTTTCTGCCCTTTAAATCGCCAAAATAGTATTGTATTCTATCGTTGAACTCAAGATGATGCTTAATATAGTCCATATTCCCAGTTGCAAGCTTTGCAGTCGCAGATACCCACCCGTAAAACAATGGTTCGTCCCTCGTGAACAAAAAAGTCCACAGTATATCGCATTTAGTCAAAACAGTCTTGCCATGACCCCTAGGCATAATTACAGCAAGTTGTTTTATTTCTTTATCCATTATGGAATCAGCGATCTCATAATGAAACCAAGGTGTCTCAGATCTCATATAGTCATCTGGGAGAAATAGTTTCCCAAATGCTATCATATCCTTTGATGACTCTAGCAAAGCTTCTTCAGCCTTACTGACATTCTGGGTGTTTATATTCAAACGAAAGTATTAAGCAATTCTTTTACTTCAGCCCAAACTTTATCGTCTTTTTTAGACTTAGTTGCCTTAACTGCATGATCGCCTATCATTATAATAAGGTTAACCATACCCATTTTCCTTACTAATCTTCCGATTATTCTTTTAAGCATTATAGCTCCTTCCCGTTTATCCTTCCTTTTAAGTAAGATAAATCGTCTGTAACGTTATTTAACTCTTTTACAATATCCTGTCTATGCCTTGATGTTGTTTCATCTGAGCGATTCCACCTGTCAAGCATCTTTAAAACAATTGACTCAACATTTGCGATTTTAGTCTCTTCTTTGGCAATAGATTGTCGAATACTATCTAAATCTTCATTTTGAACCTTTTGACTCTTAATCAAATTGATTATCATCATAGCAAATAAAATTACTATTATTCCAATTGCTCCATATTCGGCATATATACCAAATAACTTGGAATCAATCATTAATTTTATCTTTTTCTGACTTTTCTTTGTCTATTTCATTACTAAGAGCTGCCCCATAGCTTGGACCATAATTTTTTAGATCAACTTTTGCCCTTGTCTTATTAACGGGCTTATCTAGGTCTTCCAAAGTGATTGGATTATCATTTTTATTCATTATTCAAAAATCGGGGCATCTTGCTCTAAAACCTTGTCTTCAAACTTTTCTTCAGTTATTTCGCTCATAAAATTGTCTAATTGGGAAACTGGGACACCAAAAGCGGCTGCTAATTCTATTCTTAAAGCACTTATACTGTGACCTTCAGCGGGTATATTTATTTTTCCTATGTCTCCAGCAGCTGCGGCTGCCCTTATATCCATAGTACCGTGAACTTTTCCTTTTCTATTTGCCTTTTCTAAGTTTGCCATAATTTTCTCAGCAAAATCCTGACTACTTAGCTCATCTAGGTTTCTTGCAGATCCTGTATGTTCGTATTTTGGTCTTACATATGATCTACGATTTTTATCTATTAAGATTCTCTTGGCATACTTACCAGCAGCATTTAATAAAAGGACTAAAGAATCTCTTGTCAATGTATTTACCGTCTTTTGCATATCATCGACAATTAAAACAGAATTTTTTGGCGCTCTTGCTAATACGTTCCTTAACAATAATATACTGGCTTTATCTGCGCTTATGGAAATACCCGTATCTTTAGGGAGGTCAAGTCTCGTCAATCCCATTGCTCCACCTCTTCCAGATTCCCTCACGCCAGAAGACATTTGAAGCCCCTCAATATAAGTTACGCCATCAGCTTGCCTTGTTTCAAATGACATAGAAGCTAAATCGTCTTTCATCGGTTGACCGCCACGTTTTCTTGCTGTCATAGTATGTCTCAAAATATCTGTGTTTTCTTTATGATTAACACGCTTAACAACCCTTTCTTGTATCTCATGTTGCCCGTCTTTAATAAACATACTTTTACCACTGCCCCAGTCGCTTGACTTAAAAGTCTTCGTGTTAACTTCTAAGCCAGGTAAATCCGAATAGGATCTATATGGACTAGTCCCATCCTTAGTAACATCATAAACTCTCATCTTTTTCTGCATTCCATGAGTTATATGTCTGGTGGGTAACTTTGATTCATCTATAGTATTTCCGAGCTTTATATCCAGATCTTTTAATTTCTTTGGGTCATCAAAAGCCTTAGCGAGGTCACTTCCTCTGCCTTTAGGTCCTTCAAGAGCTGCGTCTGCCAATCGACCAAATTTCTTCTTAAGCAATTTTGTCCCATGAGTTAACATAGGTTTTGCTTTTTTCGCTATATGACCAAACGGAATAGCGGTAAGAGCAAGATCTATTCCAAGTTGTTTTTTTGTTTTTGGGATCATACTATTAACAAGATCTACAATAGAAGAAAGACCCTTTTCTTGTCCCGCTGCTCTTTCTGGATCCTTATGTTGGGAGGGGTAACGCTTGGTTATCCGCTGTCCCAAGGTTAGAGGCGTAGCCTCGAAATTTTGAATTTTAGGGACTACCCCTTCGGGTCTGTCCAATAAATCAAAGAAATCTTCTTCTTTATGATTTTGTTGGTGCATCAGCAACTTCACCTATAAGCTCTGGGCGTTTTACTGAGTCGAGCATCTTATCAGAAAAGCCCTGAAATACAGCGCCTGTAAGCTGAGTCACCTTTTGTTTAGGAATAATATCGGCAGCATCCCACAACATAGACAATGCTTTCAATCTGTCATTAGATCTGTCCGCATTTTCGGCTTCTAACTTAACACCCTTAATAAGGTATTTAAGATCAATCCCCATACCTTTTAGCACTTCATCGAGTTCTTCTTTTACAGCACTCACAATTCGCTCCTGTTTCACTAGAACGGCTGACTTCATTTTAGCATATTGGTTGTTTTCTGTACCAAATGCTCTCTTATATGCTTCATTGGGTGAAAATCCGTTAGCAATATACTTAGAGAACGCTGCCTCATTAGCAGTCAAGTAATCACGGTCTAATACTCGTTTCTTTGTATTTTTTGACGACCTAGCCGAAAAGGTATATATATTCTCTCGCCTTTCGGTATCCATCTTATCTTTAACTCGGCATAAATAAGTCCCAGTACAAGTACCTATATATTTAATAGGATACCTGCCCTGATTCATTACCTGGTTGACTCGCAGAGCTTGGATAACATTCCCGTCATCTGCTCTGACCCAGTCACCAAGTTGGGCTTTACGCCAATCACTAACAATTCTTATATTATCAGGGATCTCGTCGTCATCTTCGTACACTGGATGGACTTTTGTACCAATCTTATATTGGCGCACCTATGCTTCTCCAACACATTCTCCTGGGTAAGACATAAGTAAGGATTCTACTAATCCAGCAGCACTTATCTTATCCATAACCTCTTCACTCGCATTTATTGCAATAAGACTCGTATGTTCCTCTATCTTTTCTTCCAAAGATTCAAGTTCATCTGTCTCTTCATTGTAAATTACAGTTAGTGTGTACGTTTTCATGTGGTAAGTTTAAAATAGAATAGCATTAAAATGAAACTAAAAGATAAAAGTATTTTTTACTT